AAGGGAAGAGGGGCGCAAGGCTTTTCTAGCGTCAGAATTTTGACAATAATTGAGGGGGCGTCAATAAATTGACAGCACAAACAGCAAAAAGGCCAGTTGGACGGCCAAAGATCGAAGATGCAGACTATAACGCAGCACGCGCCAGAAAAATGGAAGCTGACGCGCAAATGGCTGAACTTGAGTTGTTACAAGCCAAACGCAAATTAGTGGCATCTGACGATGTTGCCGGTGCTTGGGTCGAAGTGCTGGCGGCGATGAAGGCGAAGCTGTTGGCGATGCCGTCAATATGTGCGCCGATTTGCGCCACTGAAACTGACTTGCCAACCATTCAAAGCATATTAGAAAACCAAATCAGAGAGGCACTAGATGAATTATCATCTTACCAACCACACCAGCACGCAGGACGCACAAGCGTCACTGATGGCGGTGATAGCGGAGGTGATGCAAACGCTGAAACCGCCGCCCCGCCTTCGCGTAAGCGAGTGGGCAGACCAAGAAAGGCGTCTGTCATCGGAGGCTAGTGCAGCCGCCGGTCGTTGGATCACATCAAGAGCAGAATATCAGCGCGGGATTATGGATGCGATTAGCGACCCGACCTTGCGTGATATTGTCGTGATGGCTGGCGCACAGGTTGGCAAGACCGAAATGCTGTTGAACGTCATTGGCTTTCATATTCATCACGATGCGTGTCCCACCTTGTTGATACAGCCCACTTTGGAAATGGCACAGGCGTTTTCTAAAGACCGTCTTGCGCCGATGCTGAGAGATACGCCAGCCCTTAAAGGAAAAGTCAAAGACCCACGCAGCCGCGATGCAAATAACACCACAACGCACAAAGTGTTCACTGGCGGTCATATCAGCTTGGTCGGCTCAAACAGTGCGGCAGGGCTGGCATCTAGGCCAATTCGCGTGGTTTTATGCGATGAGGTTGACAGATATCCAGCCAGTGCCGGTTCTGAGGGTTCGCCTATCTTGCTGGCAAGAAAAAGGTCAGCCACGTTTCACAACCGCAAAATGGTTATGGTCAGCACGCCGACCAACAAAGGCGCGTCAATGATTGAAAGCCAGTATGAAGAAAGCGACAAGCGGCAGTATTTTGTGCCTTGCGAAGATTGTGGCACAGTGCAGACGTTGAAATGGAAACAAGTGCAGTGGGAAAAGGATCGGCCAGAAACGGCTTGTTATGTCTGTGAGGCTTGCGGGTCGATCTGGGATGATCCAAAGCGAAACCGCGCTGTTCGCAAGGGCGAATGGGTGGCAACCGCAGATTTCACTGGCGTTGCTGGTTTTCATATCAACGGCATTTACAGCCCTTGGACTGTATTGGCTGACGCGGTGCGCGATTTTCTTGTTGCCAAGAAATCAGCCGACACGTTGCGCGTTTTTGTAAATACATTTTTAAGCGAAACCTTTGAGGATAAAGGTGAGACCGTTGGAGAAATAGATTTTCGGGAACGCGAACAAGATTGGTCTGGCAGCATACCGGATGACGTTGTTGTCATCACCGCTGGCATTGACGTTCAAGATAGCTATTTGGCTGTTGAGGTTATCGGATGGGGTCGCGATGAGTGCAGTTTCAGCCTTGAATGGCTGACTTTATACGGCGATCCGTCAACGCCGCATCTTTGGAATGACCTTGATAACATCCTAAAGGCCAGCTATACGACCGAAAGCGGCAGACAACTAGGCATTAGGGCAGCGTGCATAGATAGCGGCGGTCACTACACGCAAGCGGTCTATAACTTTGTCCGGCCACGGGAAGGGCGGCGCATATTTGCCATCAAAGGTATGGGCGGCGAACAGCGGCCACTGGTATCCAGACCGACAAAAAACAACATTGGAAAGATCAAATTGTTTGCTGTCGGCACTTTTCCGATCAAGGAATTGATTTTCTCAAGATTAAAGGTACAATCGGAGGGTGCAGGGTTTTGCCACTTCCCAGCCGGACGGTCAGATGAGTATTATCAGCAACTTGCTAACAGTGAAAAAATTGTCACTAAATACCAAAAAGGCTTTCCAAGGCGGGATTTTGTCAAGACGCGCACAAGGAATGAGGCACTTGATTGCAGGGTTTACGCATATGCGGCCTTGTGCATCTTGTCACTGAACATCAATGCTGTTGCCGATAGGGTCGTAAATGCACCGGAACCAGAAGCACCACCGCAGCCGCAACAGTCGAACCCACTGGCACGCCGACCAAGACAGGGCGGCTTTGTTAATTCTTGGCGGTAAATAATGGCAAACAGATTTGATATAGACGAAGCCCCTGACGGGGAAGCACCCGAAACAATCATCATTGGCGATTATCTGCTTTGGAAGCGCACCGACCTTGTTGACGACTATCCACTGGCAACGCATTCAATGGAATATGTCGCACGCATCACTGGCGGCGGTGCAACTGAAATCAAGGTCGCTGCAACCGAAAGCAACGGCACTTATGTTTTTGAAGTAAGCAGCGCGACCAGCGCAACCTATGTTGCTGGCTTTTATCACTGGCAGTTAGAAGTCACTGAAACCGCATCTGGCAATCGCGTAGTCATTGAGCGTGGCACGTTCACTGCTATCGAAGATTTGGACATTAACGGGGCAGACCCGCGCACGCACGCTGAAATAATGATTAGCAAGATCGAAAGCGTCTTGCAGGGTAAAGCTGACGCAGATGTTGCTAGTTATTCGATCAACGGGCGGTCATTGACCAAAATGTCATTTACTGACTTAATTGACGCGCGGAACTTTTACCGGCAAGAATATGCCAAAGAACGGCAAAAAGAACGCGCTGATGCTGGTGAGAACACTGGCGCAACCATCTTGGTGAGGTTTTAACAATGGGCATCTTTGACTTTTTCAAAGCAAAGCCCCAGCCGCGAAAGATGGCAAGGGCGTTTCACGGGGCTGACACTGGTCGGCTATTCAGCGATTTTGTATCAAGCAGCCGTTCGGCAGATAGCGAAATCAAGCCATCACTGCGCGTTTTGCGGGATCGTTGCCGCGAAATCAGCCGTAATCACCCATATGCCAAACGCTATTTGCAGATAATGTCAACAAACGTGGTTGGCGCAAACGGCGTGCGGATACAAGTTCGCAAGCGGAATGACGACAATTCGCTAGACAGCGTGGGCAATCGGATCATCGAACAAGCGTGGCAAGCGTGGGGTCGGGCTGGTTTCTGCACTGTTGATGGCCGCGTTTCGTGGGTGCAAGCGCAGCGTCTATTTATGGAAACGCTGGCGCGTGATGGCGAAGTGCTAATTCAAAAAATCAAAAACCCAGCCGGAAACCCGTTCGGCTTTTCGCTGAAGTTTCTTGAGGCCGATTATCTTGATGAAGGTTATGACACGCGGTTGAGCAATGGCAACGAAGTGCGTATGGGTGTCGAATTAGACAAGCGCACCGGCAAGCCGTTAAACTATTATCTGTTTGAAGATCACCCGCATCACGATCAAGGTTATGGCAGTAAGACAAAGCGGCATCATAAGATCGTGCCAGCTAGTGAAATCATCCATTGCTATTTGCAGGATCGCGCTGGGCAGACCCGTGGCGTGCCTTGGATGAGTAACGTGCTGACCCGCTTGAAGATGCTGGATGGTTACGAAGAAGCCACGCTAGTAAATGCGCGGGTTGCTGCGTCAAAGATGGGTTTCTTCACTAGCCCAGAGGGTGACGGCTTTGTTGGTGATGATTATGACAATCACGCGCCAATAATGTCGGCAGAACCGGCCACGTTTACACAGTTACCGGCTGGAATGTCATTCACAGCCTTTGACCCGCAAAACCCGACTGATAGCTTTGCTGAGTTTGAAAAGGGCATATTGCGCGGGATCGCGTCCGGTCTTGGCGTTTCATATGTATCGCTTGCCAACAATCTTGAAGGCGTTAGCTATTCATCAATTCGGCAAGGCACTATCGAAGATCGCGACCATTTCAAGATGGTGCAGCAATTTATGATCGACCAGTTTATTGACCCGATCTATCGGGCTTGGCTTGAAATGGCGATCACTGTTGGCCGCGTTAGCTTGCCAATGGGCAAATATGACCTGTTTGCCGATCAAGTAATATACCGGCCACGCGGTTTTGCTTGGGTTGATCCAGCTAAAGAGATCAACGCCAGCGTCACCGCACTGAACAACGGCATCGTCAGCTTGCAGGATGTGCATTCGCAATATGGTCGTGACACTGAAGAAATCTTTGAACAGATTAACCGCGAAAGCGAATTGGCTGATCGTTACGGCATCGACACCGCTTTTCAGCCGTTCGGCACTAAGTTACCGGCGCAACCATCAATAGATGCAGGGCAAGAAGATGGCGACCTATAAAGGCGTTGAAATCAACTTGAAGCCGACCGAAGGGATGGCCGCCGAAGCGCGTAAATTCAAAAAGTGGCGCGAAGAAGGTGAGCAAGGTGGCACAGCCGTTGCGGTTGCGCGTGCGACCCAGCTTGCTAATCGGCAAGAATTGTCTGCCGACATAGTGCGCCGGATGCACAGCTTTTTCAGCCGTCACGAAGTTGACAAGCAAGCTGAAGGTTTTAGTGCCGGTGAAGAAGGCTATCCGTCAAAAGGCCGCGTTGCTTGGGCAGCGTGGGGCGGTGATGCCGGTCAAACGTGGGCAAGGGCAAAAGATGCTGCGCTTGACCGAATAGATGAAGGCGAAAGGGGCATTGAAATGTCTGAAATTGAACCGATTGAAAATAAAGTCGATATGGGTGATAATGCCCAGATGGACAGACACATTCAAGATATTGTCGAGACTGAAGACAGCGTGACCATTACGTTTGGCAAGTCAGATGCGACACCGCCGGTTGTTGAAACCGCTGGATATAAAGATGATGACCGGCTTGATCGTGGCGAGTTAATGACACGCGCCCGCGCTGCGGATATGGTCGAAGAAGATGACCGCCGCGTTAGAATGTCGATTTCAAGCGAAGAACCTGTTGAAAGGTCTTTTGGTTTAGAGGTTTTGCGCCATAACGAAGGTGCAATTGATTTATCGCGTTTGAACAGTGGATCAGCCAATTTGTTGCTTGATCACGATCAAACCAAAGTGATTGGTGTCATTGAAAGAACTTATTTGGATCAATCTGATCGCAAGTTGCGGTC